GCGTTGTATGATTTAAGGCGCTATCGATTGTTTTGAGAACTGCGGTGAATTGATCTCGAAGCTTTAAGCTCGCTTCTAGAGATGCCATAGAATCCACCTACTTCTTCATTTTTTTATTAGCCTTTTCTTCTGCTTCAATATTGATATCTATGAAAGCCATAACGATTGCTTTTTCTCTTTTGGGAAGATTTGAAAAAATAGACGGCGTCATCCCATTGCGATGGTACGCATGATATGCATACCAAAACTCACCGGATTCGCCGTCTTCCATTATTTTTTTACATCTTCTTTAAGATCTTCTTCGTCCTCATCAAAACCGTTAAGCTCTAATACTTCTTTTGATAATGTTGCATATTCGCCTGCAAGCAACATTGCTTTCAATGTATCAGAAGCCGATCCGTCCGTTTTAAAATAAGCTTGCAGTTCTGCATTGTGCAAGTCAGGCGTTTTTACACATCGAGATAGCAAAGCGTCTGCATATCGATCAGTATCAAGATCTTTGATAGTATTTCCTGATTTACTGCGCCGTTTAGAGGTGCTCGCTTTTTTCAAGCGATCATTTTCGGTTTCCGAAATTGCTTCAATAACAAATGGTTCTTCAAATCTATCAAATTCGACTTCTTTTGTTCCGCCTTGTGCTTCAATCATAAAACTTTTGATATCCATGTGTGTCTCCTCCTAAATTATCCTAGTGATGGCTCAACAAACTGATCTAGTAAATCAGCGTCTGCAAATGTAAAGTCAACATCTTCATCTAATGTTTCTGATTCGATATCTAACTTCGCAATAACGATAGAATCAAAAATAACATCACTAATAAGCGTCGATTGTCGACCTACAGTGCTATTGGGATCATCGTTTGTAATTTTAATTGTGATATCAGGAATCTTTCCCGACTTAAGGTAGTTGATACCGATTGCTGCAAATTCACTGGTTACTTTGTGAATCGTCATCGATCCTGTACCATTAGCCCCAGTTACTTTTTGTTGATTCATTCGTTTACCCAAAACCGGAACTTCCGTTTTGATTAACTCAACTTTAGCCTCAATATTTTTTAACCAAAACATCGGAATATTCCGGCCATCAATGGTCATAAAGGCAGTTCCTTCACGACCAGAAATCACGTCCCCAGCTTTTAAAAATGGCATATTCTTTTATTCCCCTTTCTTATAAGACCTGCACTGTCATGTAAAGTTTTTCCATAGCGTCTACTGGCTGAACTTGTACATTAAGTACAATAGAATCTTTATCATTTCCTGCTTCTACCACAACATCATCTGCAGAGAAATTTGTGATTGCTCCTGCTCCTTGCAATGAATTGAAGTAGCTAATACGATCGGCTTTGAATAGCTCTCTGCCGTCCTGATCTGCATTTACTTTTCCAATGAAATTATCTTCAAATGTTTTCTTTGAGTTGTTAGCAATATCATCCAATACTCGAAGAATACGGTTCTTAGCAAAGTCTCGACTTTTTTCGGTAGTGAATGAGCGTAAACTATTAATATCTTGCTCAACAACAGCAGATCCTCGTTTTTCTGTAAATACGAATTCACCATTCTGCAGTGAAGTGATGATCTCCGAATTTAAGTACCGTTGTGTTACATCAGTAGCACCATCATAAGCTTTGTAAGTTAGAGATGTCGCAACACCCGCTGCCGCCGAAGCTCCTGCTACCCATGCTGTTGCTTGTTCGGGAGAAATCAAGGTGCCATCTGACAGTACCACACCATTTTTAATGTTGATAACAGCCTCACTATTAGCCGCGTAACCTGCAACTACTAATTGGCACTTTTTGCCTTCTTCATTTCTCATGCGATTGATAAAAGAAGCACCCGCAGCCTTTGTAACTTCATCTTTGACTGGCAAAGCAATAGTATTGAAATCATATACTTGAATCTTGCTAAAGAAAGTCATGTAGTCATTCGCCGTTGCTGCAGTATTAGATCCATTTTCTAAGACAATTGAGAAAGCAGTTAACTCTCCTTCGCCAGTGAAAGAAACTAACCGATTATTGCTTAATTCTCCAATTGTCTTTGCCGTCTGAGAATCAATCAATCGCCCCTCGAGGTATGTCTCAACGTCAAAAGCTCCAGTAATATTTACATTTTCTTTTGAAATAACACTGATGTCATTTCCCCTTGTTCCACCGTATAATGCCGTAACGGATAATGATCCTTCGACAGCTGCTGCTTTCCCTCCGCTACCTACTCGATACAGTAATACAGTTGCAGCTTGCTTCAATGCTTCTCGAAGCAACAAAAGTTTTTCGTGTGTTAGGTCGTATCCAAATCTAGTCAGATCTGAACTAACATTAATTTCAATAACTTCGCCTTCTGGCCCAAAATCTATAGCCAATGGCAAAGCCACTACTCCCGTAATAGAATCAGATGTCCCGACATTCCCATTGGAACGAACATTGACATATGCTCCTGGTCGTACTTTATTCTGTGTAGTCCATGTTCCACCTGCCATATTAATTTACAACTCCTTTTTTTATTTTATTTAAGGCCTGTTTAGCCTCAGCCACTGTGTATTTCTTATCTTCTAAGTAGCCGCTTAAAAAATCTCGATCAATTGGAGAAAAATCTGCTGAACGAATAACATCTTCTTTAGGGAACTTTTTTTCTTCACTGGTTTCTTCATTCGCAATCTCTTCTCCAATATTCTCGACTGTTGCCTCTGTAATTGCTTTTTTAGGTCTTGCCACTTTTCAAACCTCCTTTTTGTTCAAATGAGTCTATTTTTGATATTTCATTATCAAAAGCAACTCGATATCTGATTTTAAATGTAAAATTGAGCGTACCAGATTCGATTTTAGCTTCTCTATTTAACAAGCCAACAGATAAGTCATCCAGACGATTAAACTCGTCTAGGAGCTTGCTACGCATCTTTTCACACTGCTCTTTCACACCAGGATCATCTGTTGTTGTATCAGGAAACCACATCACACAATATAGATGTTTGCGATTCTCATATGACATCAATTCACCCTTACTATCGGCCATGATTTCGTAGATATAAAAAGACGGCTCTTGGAATCCTTGTTCCTGATTTTCCCGGTAGATGACCGCATCAGGAACGATTCTAGAAAGTTCGTTTGCAATTGCTAACGTTACATCAATCATGAAAAACCAAATCCTCTCAAATATTCTTCATACGCCGGACCAACGATTTTTGGTAATTGATCGAGAATTTCTTCCATCGTGATCTTCAAGAAGAACTGGCCTTCCACCCATCCAGAATGATCTGCTTTCCTATGACCGTTCTCAACATATGATGCATATTCCGTATTGTTTGAGATCGTAACAACATATCCATCACCAGTGCTTTCCACACCGTCAAGGATCCAATTTCTTCTCAATTCTCCACCTGTTCGTGCTGTGCTACCAGCTTCAAAAACAAGCAGCTTTCCATTTGAGACGAAAAATACAGAATTATCATATTTACCGACTGGCGTTTTCATTTTCACTTCTCGAATCATCAGATTTCCTAGTTTATTCATGACATCGACGATAAACGTTTCTTCTTGCAAGTTCTTATGAAACTTATTAGCAAAAGCCAAAAACTCGTCATAAATGAAATCCGAACTCATGCTTTATCATCCCTTACAATTGAAATCTCTTGGTGTGTTCTGTAACTAGAAAAGCCTTCTGATGAACGTTTATACTCTCTTACTACACCATAAAGATCAGTAATAGATATGCGACTCCCGGGTTCAATTTCTAGTAATGGGTCGCAGTACAAGGAAATTGAATAAGAGATACCTGCAAATTCTCCCTCACTAACTGGAGTAATCTGTTTTTTCGAGATGCGACAAGGTATATCTTTCAGACCATTCACAGCAACCCATTTAGATTTTGTTATAGTCCCTTCTTTGACCTGCTGGTTCTTTTTCACTGTCATTTTGGAATCATATTGTTTCTCAAATTCTTTTTTTGCAAAATCAAACATGGAATATTCACCTCAACCGTCTAAACTGATTCAGGATCCTGAAATAGCTTTTAGAAAAAGAAGGCAACTGCATCATTTTTTGATACGCCTCTGCCTTAGTTTCTTTTGTGATTGAGAAATCCCCTTCGCTTAAAGATTTTATTTCACCTTCAGCTTCTGCCGCTTTAAGAAAAAAATCTGTTTCATTGATAAGATCAATTGACATTAAAACTGTAGTGTTATCCAAAGCCACCGGCCAGTCTTCTATTTCGAAATGACAATAGTTCAGGATGTCTTGAATAGCAGTTTCAATTGCAAACAAAAAGACATCGTTTGAACCATCGTCATCGATGCCTTTCAGTTTCTTCAATTTTTTAAGAATTCGTTCTTTCAGCTCTTCCATACGATCACTTATCCTTCAGTTGATGGCGTCGTTTCTTCTAAATCAGCACTGATTTTGTGACGCAAACAAACCAAACCAATTTTCTTGTCCTCGCGAACTTTCTTCCAATTTTTAGGTAAAGCTAGATCAGCATTTGTTGGCGTTAGCTTAGAAACTTGAGCATTTTCAAACGCCAAGCCGAAAGGATGAATTACACGAGCACGTCGAACATAAAGCATATTGTTCCCCTTCGCTTTATCACGATCGGGTTCATAAGTCACCATGTCTGCTGGTGTTGCAGTATTTCGACCAAAGGCACCTGCAGCATAAAGATAGGTTTCATAAATACCATCTGCATTTGGTAGTAATGCATCATCTTCTACAACACGCATACCGAGATACGTATCAAATCCAGACTTAGAGTCACTTGCGGGAATAAAATGTTTTGTTTGAGTATTTTGCTTTTCCAGTTCTGCTTTTACTTTAGAATGCATTGCGATCACTGATAACTTGCTTCGAGAAGTTCCCAAAATCGACCGTGCATCAATAACCATTTCAGGACAGATCACTGGATTTTTGGCCGCAGATTGATCTGATACGTGAGAATCAGCCAATGCCCCTTTGTTTTGTCCTGTTCCTTTTGCGAACAACGCTTTGATGATTGCTTGCAAAATTTCTTGGTCAGATTCGATTGTATATACACCAAAGTCACTTAAAATCTGAGTTGCAGGATTAGATCCAGCAGTGATTGCGGCAAGATCCGTATACGCTGCCCCCGTTCCACGGTAAAGTACTGGTGCTACTTGTTTGTCAGCACTGGTTTTACCAGTTTCTAGAGCTTTGTCTTCAGCTAAGACTTGATCAACTAGCGCTGTCTTACTCCATTCGGGC